AGTCCTTCAACATTAACATTAGTATAAAGTGCCAACAATAGGGGCTTTTTTGATGTTATTTTGTTCCACTTGTTTTTTACGATGAAAGCATTATCTTTGCTTTAATCAATTAATAAACAATATGGCATCACCAGAAGAAATCATGTCAGGGTCCTACGGGACTAAATTAGTAACTGGCACTGACACAGAAACTCGCAACTTCACAACTATTGTAGGCCATGCTGACGCAGTTATAGCTGAGTTGTATTACGCATCTGCAGCCACTACCAATATTATTGAAACAGAAATGAACATGGGTGGAGAAACACTTAGTCAATACGAGGTCCTAATGTGTCCTAAAGATAAGGTGTTCTCATCTATAAAACTTACATCTGGCTCAGTATTTATTCAGTAATTAATGCCAACAATAGGTTTTAACATAAAGCCGAGGGGATATTCTGGAGGTGTTGTCGTAGGGCAGTATACTTTAGGGTCGGCAGCCTATGTGTCAGGAGGTATTTACAGAACTTCCGATAACGTACTTTTAAGGACTTTATTTGCAGCCGAATACCAATCAGCAGGAGTTCAGTATATTTATTGGGATGGGCTTGACGATAAAGGGAACGATGTAAGTGCGACACCGGCATACTTCAAATATTTAAAGAATAACGTAGTTGATGATTGGGGTACTATTGGTAATTCAGCAACTTTAGACCACGGAGTAACTACATTTTCAGGTTATAGCCCTCATGTAAACATGGCTATTGATGGAGATAATGTTTATATAGGTGAAGGATGGAACGAGGGAGCAAGGAAAGCAGCTTTAAAAGTTGACAAATCAGTAGACATTAACGCTGCAATAGGCATACTTACAGACTATACAGGCAACAATACAAACCTTTCCACCGAATATGTTTGTACTGATGGAACTAATGTTTATTGGGGTGGTACTTATGTAGGTACTGATAATTCATGGGTATTCGCTACAAAAGTATCAGACGATACCGAAGTTACTTTTAGTTCGGGAACTGCTCATCAAGAAGGTTCATCAAGAAGCTATGCAAGTGTTTTAAGTTTAGTAACGGCTGACCCTACTAATTTAATAACAGGATTGACAACTGATGGTACTTACCTTTGGGTTGCCCGTGGAAGTCAGAACGAAATAGAGGTTTATTCATGTTCTACTGGTGCATTGCTAACCACAATAGCAACATTCACTAACCCTCGTAAACTTCATTACGATAGCTTACAAGGTGGTAGGGTATGGTTTTTAAACTCTACTAATACAATAACTAAAGGGATTATCGGAGTTAATGGAGATTTAACCACCGGAACTCTGACCGGTTCTGTTGTAGGCGATAAAATAAATATCGCAGTAGACCCTTTAACCGCTAAATTAGCAATAATAACAGGCGGAACAAATCAGCAAATCTATTTGTATGATGTAACTGCACTCAATCCGGTGTTAGGTTCACCAACTATATTAGGTCAGACCGGAGGGTATCAAAGTACCGCAATATCGGAATACAAGCATTTATATCTATTGATTTATCGACTTTATAAGCTGCTTTATTACTACCTTCATTCCATCCTTCACCTATGTAAATATTGTTGCCTGAAATAGCCATATTAACCCACGGGGAATACCCTGAAAATGTTGTTAATCCATGATTTAATGTAGCGGTATTACCTACCGTTCCCCAATTATCAACTACGTTATTCTTTAGGTATTTAAAATAGCACGGAGTAGCTGAAAAGTCTACACCCTTATCGCTTAACCCGTCCCAATAAATATAATGAACTCCGGCAGTCTGATATTCATAGGCAAATAAAGTCCTTATAAGTACGTTGTCGGATGTTCGATAGATACCACCACTTACATAAGCGGGGGCTGATAAGGTGTATTGTCCTACCGCTACCGCACCGCCATTTTTACGGGGTCGAATATTTAAAGACTTACTTATCATTAGTGAAGTAATGCGCTACCGGCTGATAATTTTATTGAACTAAAATCTCTTCCTGCTGCTGATAGTAAAATCATACCAGCACCTAATGCCTTTGAAGTTAAATTCATTGAAGATACTACATTTGTTAAGGGTGCATCAGCATAGTATAATTCAGCTATTGTTGAATCCGCTTCATTGATTTGTATTGAATTAAAAGTACGGGTATGAGTACCTACTCCGTCAATGAAATACGGGCCTTTTGCGCCTGATATTGTTTCTTGTAATGTTGCCATGTTATTGTCTTTTAAGTGTTAAATTGTCTTGTAAAATTGTTTTAATCTCTGCGAAAGTAAGCCCGTCAGTAGATGTTATAGGTGCTGCATCCATCTCCCTACTTACTGTGAATTGGTTATTAGTAAACTCACAAGTAATTTTTACCGTCATTGCTTTATAATTATAATCCGCATTAGTAACGGTTACTAAAGGGTCTTTTAATATCGTATCCCTGTCTAATTTATATCTTCCTGTTAATTGTATAGTCATGGTGCTGTAATTAAGTTTTGTGCTTTGTGAATATATATTCTAAAGTTGGCGGCTGTTTTAGTTGCGTTCTCATGATAGATTGCAGATGGCTGAATATTTACCCCGTGTGTTGCAGTGGTAATCAATGATGATGTAGTTGCACTTTGATGTATTCCAGTAGCTAACGTAAACAGAACAGCCGATGTAATAGGGTCTGTCCAACTTGATGAAATCCCAAACTCCCCTATAAAAGATTTTAATTCTGCAAAACTTGCTAAATACCAATTAGAATAAGTAACTCCGTTAATTATGATACTTTTTGCGAGTGCGTCATCAATGGTATAATTCCAAGCTGAATTACCGCTATCTGTGCCTAAATTTTTACGAGTAATTAAATTTCCTGTGAGTTTATCTAAAACAGCATAGTCAACATTATCGGTAACTGAAAATGTCTGACCTCCTAACACATCGACAAATCTTGTCTTTGAACTCACTCCATTAACAACTAAGTTATTCTTCAATAAATACCAATAGTTTGCACTTGTATAATCAAGTTCTGCGAATGCTGCCGGATTAGTCGGTCTTGTATAAGTCGGGAAGTATCCTAACTGAACCCGTGAACCTATATCCCCCGTACGATAAGAAGTATATTGATCGGGTGGTACATCCTGAAATATAACCCCACTTACGGTTATACTATCTGGGACTATCCACTCACCCGCTATTAATTCCCCTATTAACTCTCCGCTTTCATTCTTAACTATTACGTTACGGGTCGCATTACTTGCAACAACATTGTAATAAGTGCTATTTACGGTAACCGTAGAACCTGGGCAACTATCATAATTAGGTATTTCAACGTCCCCAGTTAAAGGTACTTCACAATAATTATAATCAAAATCTACTTTTAGATTTACTGTTATCATGTGGCCCTCTACTTCGTCTTTCCACGTTTCAACAAACGGGGTTAAGGTAGCGTTTGGGTCTAATTCCCACTCATAAAGGGTTTGATAATTTAAAGTTTTAAGTAGGTCTAAACAGATTTGGAAACTATCTGATTCAACTTCTACTGCATTTTCTCTCGCTTTATAAACTCTATCCGCTATTGCGATAGTATAAGAATAGATAATTTCTGATTCAGTAACGGTACAAGGGATAGGCTGAACCCACATAAGCGGATAATCCTGTCCTTCTTCCATAGATATATCGCTAAAGTCACCATATCCATAGTCCTTTAATTGAAGGTGAGCAGTTGCCCAATCACTAAAAAATTTCTCTATTTTATTTTTTGTTATCAATCTCTTTTTGTTTTTCTAAATAGGCCAATAGCTTATTTAAGTTTTTTTTGCCGACTTCTCTTTCACCTCTTTTTTTAGCAGTTAAGACAGTCTGGCCATAACGGGGGTTTTCTGTTTTCATTTCTTCTTTTATTTCCTAAAAAAATACCTGTACTATATTTCGCACTTCTACTTTGCATATCACTAATATCGCTATTCGCTAAATACAAAGGGTAAGCAGTCGATTCCTGAATTAAATACTTTGTTAATCTCTTTGCGTAGAAGTCTGCTTGATTCTGCCATTTAGTTCTAATCAGTTCTAATTCGTACTGGCTTACTGGATTCTGATTATCGCTATTAGCGGTTATTACTGCCTTATTCGCTATCCGATAATTAAAAGTTAAAAGACCTTCGGCAATTACCGCATTCATTAGAAATTTAGTAATGTACTCGTCTAATAAAGTAGTGTTTAAAGCAGTTAAAGTACTGCCGTTAATTTGTCCGGCTATCTCATTATATAAATCAGTTCCTAAAAGTTGCTGTAACTGAATATCCTGAACCATTATAATAGTCGAATCTATCAGTTTAACATCTACGTTATCCTCGATTATACCATACTTTTTAATGGTCGCAGCGGTTATGAATAAAGGTGTTAAACTCATTTTCTTTTTACTATTACGCTATTCCAATAATGCCTACAAGCAGGTGTATGAACTAATCCTTCGGTATCGGGTACAGTGTACCATCCGCCTTTATACTTCCATACATCGCTATTAAAGTCTTCCATTTCGTTATTCATTGAATCTATTTCAGATCGTGAATAGAGTTTATTCATTGATAAAAGTTCTTTGCAGAAATCCCTATTTTTATTATCTCGTGGGCCTGCATATTGCCATTTAGAATATAGTTCAATTCCTTTAGGTTCGATATTCTCGACTGTAATTTTAATTCCGTCAATTCCCTCAACATATTTTACTGCTACCAAGTTTTTAGAATTAAGCCTATCCAATACTTTTAAAGTTTGGTTTTCTGATATGCCAGCTTTCTTTGCCAAATCCTTGACAGATATATTCTTTCGGTCTGTTAGTATGGAAATTATTTTATCGTCTATTGATTGCTCTGCAAACGTGTCTGAATCGTCACGCTTACCAACTTCATATACCACTTCAAAATTATCAGCACTTTCACCGCATCCTTTAAACTTACCTAATATAGTATCGTCTTGAAACTTTAAAAACGCTTTAGACATTGGAACTGGTTGCGGGTTGTTTAATGGATTTTCCCAAGCGTTACGAGGTTTAATAACATCACCTCCAGGGATAGGCGGTAATCCCAACATATTACGCTTTTCATCGTCTGTCAATGAACTTAATATCTCATTTGCAATTAACGGACTTAATGAATTTATTTTACTGATAGCGTCTTCAGTATTCTGTTCTTGTTTAGGCCTTTCCATACCTAATTTATCATATACTAATTCAGCTAATGTTTCACTATCTAAAACTTTTAATACTGTTTCTGCGGTAAGTTCTATTCCTACGGGGTCTAATACAACCAACTCTAAAGGCTCACCAATGAAGCCATAAAGAGAAAGTAAGAAATTAATATCTTCTTCTTGTTGTTGTTGGCGTGGTTTAACATAAGTATTGCAGAAATGTTCCCACGCTAAATCAAATTCAGACCTACCGCCACCTAATTCGCCTGGTGTTTTAACTCCAAATAGTAGCCCGTTACTAATTCTATGAGCGTACAATATCTGATTGATAGTATCTTTTGCAAGTTGCTCATATTGTTTGTCAAGTTCGTTACTTCTTAAAGGGTCTATTTGTGGCTTATCCGTTCCTGGATATTGAAAGTTTAATAAAATTTCACCGGCATTATCTGACCCTGATGTCTTATTTTTAAATGACCTTTCAACTTCGCTTTGAGCTTCGTCATTCTCCATGACACCACTAAAGAAAGTAACCATCGTACCGGCTGCGAATCCTGTCTTTACGTTATTAAGGTGAAAAAATCCACACTCTATATCAGTTTCAATCCTTGTCTTTCCTTGTTCGTACTCAGGTAGTGGGTAAATATCGCTTGCTGGATTATCGTCTTTTACAAATAGAATTTGTTTACCTTCTCTTTTATTAATGTCTAAAGCCTTATACTCAATAGCATCTTCCGGCATTCCCCCCCTTGTTTTTTTCCACTTGTAATTAGTCCGCATTTCGGCAGTCCAATTCTTACTATACCAAAACCTTTCACACTTTACATCTGTCCTTATCGTGTTATAAGGAACGTGCTGAACCGCTTTAGGCTTACCGTTTAATCCGCCCCACTCGATAAGATAATAAGAACCGCCATATAAAACCCTTTCAAAGATAATTCTACGGGACATTTCATTTAAGGTTTGAAATCCATTTACTGACTTCATCCAAGCATTTAACTTTGCCTGATCACCTACCCAATCTTTTTTAATCTTCCAACCCTTACCTAAAATATAATCAGCTTTACCCTTCACGATACTTCCATGTATCCCTGAATTATTATATAGGTAGGCCAAGTAATCGGGGTAATCGTTATTCTTACCATTAGCAACAAACTCCTGATTAGGTTGTTGTCTATATACCGGTGTTTCGTTTGAATACAACGGATATTTACTAAATGAATTAAGCTTTTTCGTAGGCTTTTCGGGTTGTTTCTGCTCCATTATATTCTACTCTTTCGGTAAATGTTTTATCAAATGTCATGTATCCTATCTCTACTACCTCATCCGCTAATGCAGGGTCTAAATTAGTAGTGCTTGTTTGAGCATAAACTGTATAATTATACTCATCTCCAATAGGTAAACTCACTTCGCCACTTAAAGGAACGGGTACTCCGGCAGTTAAAGTGATGGTAAATTTATTGTATCTATCAGGATATAGGCTTACATCGTCTGCAATACAGTAATACTTAACAAAGGTTTGGTTATTATAGAACTCAAATAAAAAAGTAGGGTCTGTTATAGTGACCTTTTCAGTCAATGTCAGTACTACTATATTTGCGCCCAATGATAACCTTATCATACCCTTAATATATACTTTTTTAGAAATGTATTAAAAATAAAAAAGCCGGCTATTAACCGGCTTAATCTTTAGTTTAAATAGTTTATACTAATGTATCTACGATACTTTGTGAAATTCCATAAGGGTATTCAAGTTCTTCCCCTGTGAAGGTAAGATTGAACCCGTTTAGGCTTGAAGCTTCTTTACCTGTTCCACCTGTACCGGCTGACAAGTCAAGACCTCTACCTGAACCATACAAGGACAGTAACCCGTTGTTATCTTCTACGATAACTTGAGGGCGGCCGTAAGACAAAAGCTTAATTTGCTTATGGTCTACGATAGACAATTTTTTTAACGTTAAGTTTAACGTTTGCTCGAAGAAGGTAGTACCATTCTCACGAGAAGAAGTAATAGTTTGCTCGAAAGAACTATTACCCTTTAGGTCGTACTTATAAGCTACCGGAGTCCCAGTCACCGCCGAGATAGCATCCGTATTTGTAACGTCATAAGTAACCCCCGTAGCATCGCCCCAATTCACGAAGTAAACGGCTTTTAACCCTCCGTTACTCGTTTTGCAAGGCTCAATTCTACCTAAGGAAATATCACAAGACATATTGATTAATTTAAAAGATGAAAAATAAGCACCCCGAATTAACGAGGTGCTATCTTATAAGCTAATTAGTTAGCTGCGTTAGTGATTCCGTAAGTTACGATATCTTCTACCGAACCGTACTGAACACCAGCCGTCATACGCATTACTACACGTACGTTTTCTGAACCGTCTACGTCTGCCATATCGATAACTTTAACGCTTGAAGAATCCATGTCAGCAAGTACACCAGTACCGAAGAACAAGTTCTCTTTCAAAGTAGCGATTGCAGTGTTAGAAGCTAAACCGTTAGCTACGAAAATCTTAACGCCATCGAATGATAAAGAACCATTGTTATACCATTGAGTTCCCATTGCGTTAGTACCGTTAGCACCTAAGCCAGAAGCACCAAAGCCACCTAAAGCACGAATGTAGGCACGAGCCATGTTCTGTGATAAGTAGATATGCAAATCATCTTGAGTATACAAGCTAGAAGGAATTGCATCTACGATTTTACCTAATTCAGCAACAATTGTACCCGCAGCAACAGTAGTACCAGCAACCTCTTGACCTGAAGGCAATGTAGCATCAGCAGCAATCAAAGTAGCAATACCATCAAACTCTCCAGCAGTAGCATTAACACCTTGCCAAATAGTTGTTTCATTCTTAGCAGCAATACGTGCGCCAACTTGTGCAATGATAAAATCAGAAATGGAAGCAGGAATGTCTTTGTGTGCTGACATACCCATAGAGATAGCTTCCCAATCTGAAACAAAATCCTTCTTACAAAGTTGTAAGTTTACTTGGAATTCTTCTGGCGCTAAAATACGCTCTGTCAAAGTAACAGTAGAAGTAGGATCGAAATCACAAGTAGCATTTTTTACAATGCCATCTAAAGAGAATTTCTTGATAACCTCTTTATATTTAATTCCTGCCTTTACTTCAATACCACCTCTGTCAATAGTAGGAGAAGAAAGCAAAGATGCTGCAATAATCTTATTTGCGTATTGACCAGCATAAGTTGTTGTAATTGATGTTGTAGTTGCCATCGTTTTTTAAAAAATTGTTTAGTTATTTAATTTAGAAAGTACGGTGTCCAACAAAGTAGCTGGTCTATTTTGTCCGTATAAGATTTGGTTTTTATTCTCTTTTGGCTCTGGATTAGTAACAATTGTCTCTGCTCCTGCTTCCACTTCTGAAAGTTTAGTTTCTAAGCCTTGTTTTTCTCCTTTTAATGAATCAATTTCGCTTTGTAAGGCTGATAATTTAGCCTCAAACGATTGTGTTAATTCATCCTTAATTGCTTCAACATCTTCTTTTGAGAAGAATGTTTCTTTAGATACCGATTCAACAACTCGCTTTGGCTTTGCTTCTTCGGCATTTACTACTACTTCTGGGGCTTCTGTTTCAGGTGCTTCCATTTCAGATTCTTTAATTTCTGCAATGATACCTTCAACTGCTACCACCAAAATACGGCCATCCTCCAATGTGTATTCTCCAACTGGCATAGGAACAACCCCACCTTCTTGAACAAGGTTTATTTGAAATATTCTTTAGCGAAGAAACGGTATTAAAAGCAGCTGAAAAATATCTAATAGATGGAAACCAAAAGAACGTAACTCTACAACATACTGATAAGGTTTCGGGTGTGTCAATGGTAGAATCATGGATTATTTCCGATA